TCAACTTTTCTCTCCGATGAGTTTCAACTTTTTGACCTCGTTCTGTTCTGAGGTCAGTTTCCTGCGTCCAATCTTGCGTGCGTCTTCCGCCGCTCTGACCGCCGCAGTGTTCACCGGCATGTAGGTCTTCTGAAGCGTTTTGTTCTGGTCGATGCTGTTCCCCATTTTCGCGGCAATCGATTCCACAGATGCGCCGCCCGCGTTGGCCTCAACCGCACCTGTCCGTCGCATGTCCATCAGGCGACGCTTTTCATCCTTGCCGAACACCATGGTTCGGATGAGCCGGAAATCTTCGGCAAGGCTGTTTCTCTGATATGGAGCGCCGTTTCGTGGTCGCCCTCCTTTCGCTGTTGGCACATAGCCCTTCGTCCTGAAGATTGGGGCGGCGTCGTGCAGATCAAAATCCAGATCGGCCAAATAGGTCTCCACAAGCCGGCGCGTCCTACGTGACAGGATGCCGTAGGCCGCCTCGTTGGTCTTGCCGCGATGAATGGCGAAGGCCCAATCGTCGCCTATCTGCACCGCATGGTCCGGGGTCAGTGTCCGGACGTCGACCGGCGAGAATGACGTGTCCCATGCGATAGCCACGATACAGGCGAGTCCGCGGTATCCTGACCGCCACGCCTGTTTGACCAGCCGCACCGCTTCGCCTTCGGTCCAGGTTTCCTTGCGCCCAGCCACAGCCGTCTTACGGATCGCGAGCGACGGGTCTTGCCCCGCTGGGCAGAGCCGCATCGCTGCCATGACGTTGTACAGCGCGCGCCAAGTCTTCATGGCGCGGCCAGCTTCGCCAATACCCTTCTTTGCAGTGATCTTGGCATACCAGCTATCTAGCATTTCCATCGACACGATGCCCGGCGACAGGTCGCCGAAGATCGGATCGATATAGGCCCAGCCGCGCTCCCAATCCTCCCGCGTTCTGATCGGCTTCTTGGCCCACTCATTGGTCTTGCGGAACCGATCGAACGCATCCCCTACGCTGTTCTTCGGATAGAACTTCCGCGCGGCAGGAACAGCGCCCCTTCTCGCATCCTGCCAGCGCGCTTCCCATTCTCGTGCGATCGCCCACGCTTCCGGGCCATCAGGCCCGCACCGGATGTTGTCAAAGCCGTAGGCACGCATCTTCGGCGTCACGAGCCAATAGCCTCGCCCCTTCCGAACATGGTAGTGCTTCAGCTTTATCTTAGCCAAGGGCGGCCAGCCTTTCGGTTACGAGCTGCGCCGCTTGAAATGCTGGCATCGGCGCATCGTCCTCCATACCCGCACGCCGGTCGAGCCACTGGTCGATTGCGCGAAGGTCATAGTTCCCGGTCACGCTGCATGGGCGTGGAAAGCCCGCCGACCGCAGCGCAGTCAACTTCATGTCGAACTCAGCCAGGGTCAAATGCAACCTTCTCGCCGCCTTCACCGGCGGCACGAGACGCGGCTCGACCGGAAATCGGATCGACGCGGGCACGTTATCGTTATGCGCTTTCATCATGCCTCCCATTCGTTCGAGAAACCCGCCCGCCGGAGAGGAGACAACGGCGAGCGGGGAGCGCCTCGGCGCTACTGCGGCCTGCACGCGAGCGTGCTGGTAGAGGCCGGTGATTTGGTGCCCGCGGCACGATTCGAACGTGCATGATCCAATTACGGTTTCCGGAGTAGAAGGCCGGGCCGATACACGGGCGATTCGTTACGCTGCCGCTCGCGGGAACATCTGATCCATCAGACGTTGCTCCATCCCATCGATATGGTTGACCAGCAGATCGATCATCGACACTAACCGCGAGACTGAGTTCGCATCGAAATCCGTGTTGGCTGCGGCATGTTTTGCCAGTCCGGCAAATCGAGAGAGATCGATCAGCTCATTCTCAATAATGCGCTTGTCGACCGTCATGCCGATGCCCTCCGCCCGCTCGCGTAGATTTCATCGGCTGCCTCAAGAGCGCGCTTAATCGCCATGGCGAGCTTGCCTTCGATGTCGTCTGCCGTAGCGTGCTCGTCATGCTCTCGCAGAACCGTCACGCAGGTCAGTAGGTCTCTCGCCTCAACCAGTGTGTCGACGACCGTAACGATGGCGGGTCGTCATGCCGTTGCCCTCCACCCATGTCTGACTGGAAAGGCGAACGGATGAAGCTCTTCGCACGCGGCTTCACGCGCCGCCCATATGCGGTCCAGGGCATCGTCGGCGATGTATCCGAGTTCGAGAAGCGCTTGAACGTCTCGGTTGTCGCGGCAGATGTCGCCCAAGTCCAGGATGAACAACATGCGCACCATGTTGCGGACGCGGTTGAAGTCATTTTCGATACCGGCCACGTGGTGGAACGCGCGGGCGGCCCTCTCGGGATTGAACGGCGTCTCTAAGCGAGCGCAGTGGGTATGGACGCTCATGGCCGGCTCGTCGTCGATGGGGGTGTGGACGTTCATGCCACAGCCCTCCCGGTCTTGTCGTACTCCGCGACCGGGATAAACCGCCCGAGGATCGGCTCGCGGCGGCCCATCTGCGCGTGGATGACAGCGAGCCCCATTCCGGCGAGACCCTGCTCTTCGAGGCCGCCGTGATCGGCGATTCCGTGGTCGCTCGGCTCATCGTCGCAATCATCGAGCTCGGCGTCGGTCAGCGATCCATGCGCCATAGTCGACGTCCATCCCAGCGACGGCTCTTCGTCGCCCTGCGGCTCCAAGTCTGAGTCCGGTTCGCTGACGTCCAGCAAGGCGATCAGCGCCTCGATGGCGGCTTCTATCCTTTCTCTCGGCAAGCCGTGTCCGGCTGCCGACATGATGGTGTCGGGCATTGGGTGGTCTCCTCAATTTGTAATGACATTCAGTACATTCTTGCGTGCCGAATGATGCCTGCTATATAGAATGATACCGGAGGGATCGTCAATCCCTAAGGGATCATTTTATTTTCAAGGTATCACAAATTGCAAACCAGTGACCAGTTGCGGGCAGCCCGAGCTCTCATAAGATGGGACCAAAAGGACTTGGCGGCGCAGTCTGGCGTGTCAGTGCCAACCATTAAGCGGCTAGAAGCTCAGCCGGGGCGGCTTTCTGCAAACACCCCGACGCTGGCTGCCCTACGATCCGCACTAGAAGCGGCTGGCGTCGAGTTCATCGATGATACCGGCGTAAAGATGAGGGCCGTCTACTTTGTGATTTCTGTGCGCATGAGTCGTGGAATCGACGTCACAGAAGGGAAGTACGATCTGGAAGCCGATGCTATCGCCCAAATGACTCATCTTGGCGATGATCCTGACTGTCTCCTAGCGGAAGTCCAACGGTGGCCGGTCGGAGCCAGCGTGCACGATGCTTCTCCGGCGAAGGTATTGCTTGTCGCCCAGGCCGAGCGCATCGGCGGCCGATGGCAGCGCGTCGAGGGCGACATTAGGTTCAGGACACATGGTGGTGAGGCAGAAGAGATACTGCGCAAGGCTGGTGGCGTTACGTAACGCGCTTGCGGATATCCTCAACGTGCTTTTTCCATTTCGGAGCGTCAGTAACATCTACGGGGCGCTGGTATGCTGTAGGGCTAAACAACTGGTTGAGCCGCTGGAATGCGATGTATTCCATCATCTCAAGGGTATCCAGCGCCGTGATGTTCTCGTTCATAAACGCGTTGTGCGCTTCAATGGCGTCATTATCCCTATGGCTCAGGTTATTGCTATCGACGCCAAGTACCTTAAGCCACACCTTCGCCGTACCGTAGTAGTGCCCCATTAACAGGTCGTGCCATTCTTTTGCCGTCGCACTCTCGTTACGTAACTCTTCCAACTCTTCCTGTAGCGCGGCAAGTTGTTCGGCTAGTCGCTCTTTGTCGGCCTCCGCGAACATGGCGCGGTTGGTAGCGTCATCCACTTGGCGGGCAGCGATGTTAGCGCGCGTTTCCTGTGCGGCCCGCTGACCTTCCTTTTCCGCGATCTTGTCCTCCGCCTCACGAAGCTTGCGCTTCATGGCTTCGATCTCAGAAGCCGTGACCTTCTCGCCGTCGTGCACCGGCTGCTCCGCCGCCGCCAGTTTCTCTTTCAGCCGTTCACGATGCCGGCGCTGCCGTTCTGCATTAGATAATGCCATGTTCGTTCCTCCGTTACGTAACGATCATAGATAGAGCCGTTACGTAACGGCGTCAAGTGGATTGACCTTCTTTCGTGCCTCCCGCACCATCTGTCTGCCGGAGGGGCACATGGGAGGAAGAGGAGTTCAAATACGGCCGCCCACGTATTCGACCAAGTGTGTGCAGCCATCTGCACGCGGGTTCAGCGCAGTGCAGAAATCTCCCGAAGGCGGGAAGGAGAACACGACTGACATATTACGAAGCGGCCGTCCTCATATTGATGATGGTTCAAATCTACGTCGCGATTGCCTACCAGTGATCTGATGCGACGAGAGGGTCCGCCGAGACGGTCGGTGTGACCCTCTTCTTTATTGACTCCCCTTGCTCCCGAGCCATGATGGTGACGGGAACATGGGAGGGGATAATGGATACGGAAATTCGAAAGCAAGTCGACGTCCTGAAGCAATTGCTAGATGCAGCCATGTCAGAGGAGATCAGCTTAGGCGAGAAGGCGGGCATCTATTCGAGCGCATCGATTATCGTCGAAAAGATATTCCAACGATTGGAAGACCACGACATCAGCGCCAGAAACCAAGTGCGCACAAAAGGACGCGGTCTCGTAGGTGATATTGCGGCACTTATCGGCTTCGAGGAGCCGCGCAATACACGTGACCAGCATTATGTGTGGGGGCTAGGAAACCATCAGGCGGTGGTGGCCTACCTAAAGCAGGGCGGTGTTCTAACCTAAAGCCCCGCCCGTTCCATCGTCTCACCGATCACGCGCCGCAGCCCTGCCGCGTCATCCTCGACGGCAGGCTCGGGCACGGCCGCGCTCGGCACCTTCGGCTTGATGTCAGCCCTATGCGCCGAACCTTTGACCTTGATCCCGGTGGCGGCCGCATAGAGCATGGCGGCCCTGCCATTCAGTTCGGTCATCAGATTTGGGCTCAACTTCACCGCAGCCTCGCCGGTCCTGTCTCCCCGTGGCGGCATGACATGCACATAGTCGGGATCGGCCTCGGGACGCATCAATGCGCATCCCATGATGGTCAGCATGTTGCCAATGCGGATGTTCATCGACGTCACGACGCCGAAGCGGGCCGCTTTCGTATCGAAGTTGTTCAAGGTGATTTCGGTCATTATCGTAGCTCCATATATTCATTCGGCACCACGCGCGGTCTCGGCGCGGCCTGTGCCACAAGGTCGGGCCGGCGCAGTTCTTCTGCCCTTGCCGACCAGTTGATGTTGATTAGTTCACGCACTGCAAAGGCGTAGATTGTGCAGTCTAAAGCCTCGTTTCTGCGTCCGAACACCGGCTCCCATCTGCGGACGGTCTGCCCGCCCACTCGACGCAGGACAGCCCGCTCGCCGGCAAGCTGCTCGAACCAGACGGGCGGCAGGTCTTTGGAGAAGCGCACCGTATTGCCGCGTGTCAGGCGGGAATGCAGATGCGACTTCAGCCCATCCGTGCCGACCACGAACAGCCAGCCATTGGCAGCCTTGCTCTTGGTCTTCTCGATCCAGGGTCTGCGCCCACCGTCGCCCTTGATCGGCAGTATCTTCCTGCGGATGCGAGGCAGGCAAAAGCGATAGACCGCCTCCATAGTCTCGCCGTCACCGGAATCGACTGCAACCGCCTCGACGCCAATCTCGCCGCCGAACGGATGCTTCCAGCGGGTTTTGAGCAGGCCGTCGAGTTCGGCCCATGTCTCGTCATCGCCGGGCGAGCCCCAGATCACGCGATGGCCGAGCACATAGGCGTTCTTGTCTTCGTCCCAGCCGATGAACGTCACCTCAAGCCGGTCCTTGCGCTGCACGTCGACGCCGGCAGTGATGACCAGCACCTCGGCAGGGAACGGCTGCTCGTCCGCGCCGCCAAGGCCGAACGCTTCGGCTCGGGCGGCAAGCTGGTCCTGATCCAGTTCCTCGCCGTGTTCCTTCCAGCCCTCGCCGAGATTCAGGTTGACGAAAGTCTGTAGGTCAGCCGGATTGTCCTTCGCCGCCAGAAACTCGACGGCCAGCTTGCCCCATGCCGCGTTGGCGAGCGGGGACACAAGAGAGTTGATCCTGAATCCCGCATGGCCTTTGACTTCCGGCGCGGTAGCCCGCCAGCGACCTTTAGCGACCATGCTGGCCTTGTAAGACTCGTCGGTTTCCGTACCGCAGGACGGACAGAACCATGCCGCCTGTTCCGGCTTGCCTTCCGGCCAGCGGATGTCCTTCCACTCGATGACATGGTGATCGCCGCAATGCGGACAGGGCACCTCGTAAATACGTTTGTCGGACTTCTCGTATTCGGCGAGGATCAGCGACGTTTCGGCATAGACCGGCGTCGATCCGAGAATAATTTTGCGATCGTCGAACTGTTGCGTCCGCATTTCGGCCAGGCGGATGGGGTTGCCTTCTGCCGTGACTTCCATGCCGTCCACCTCGTCGAGAAAGAGGACGCGGATATTCAGGCCGCGCAGATTGCGGGGAGCCTTTGCCGCCACGATCTTCAGGGAGCCGCCGGGAAAGCGTTTCGACAGCATCGTGTTGCGGTCACGTCCGCCAACCTTGTCGCTGACCAGCGCACCAGCGAGTGCCGGCGTTGCATCAAAGGTCGGCTCCATGTTCTGCTTGACGAAAGTCTTGGCGTCATCCTCGGTCGGCAGGACGAAGAGCGTAGGGGCCGGATCGTTGGCGATATGGCTGCCGAGCATTCCAACGGCCAGTGACGTAAAGCCGATACGGGCCGATTTGCGGATCGTGACGCGCTCATATCGAGGGTCGGACATCGCGTCGGCCATCCCCTTCTGATAGGGATAGAGCCGCATCTTGCCGGGCAGTGCGGTCCCGCCTTCCGGCAGGACTAGGTTATTCTCGATCCATTGCGACAGCGGAATCCGCTGCGGCGGGATCAGCGCCTTCAGCGCCGCCGCTCGTGTTCTTCTGATCATTGCCTAGTTCCGTCAATGTGCGCCGGAGTTCGGCGTCGAGTTCAATGGCCTGCTCGGGAGAAAGCCCGACCGCAGCGCGGACACGGCTCGGCACGGCGAGGATGCCGGCGCGAACGCCGCGCAGGATGTCCGACCATTCGCGCTCGACATCGGCGGCAAGCACCAGCTCGCGCCGAAGCTGCTTGTTCTTCAGTTCCTGTCCGTCCGCCTGCTCACGGGCGAGGCGGGCACGTTCCTGATTGAGGTCGAGGATTTGAGCTTCGCCACCACGGGCCGCAGCGACTTCGCGCAGGTGGCGCGTGTAGGTCTGCACCGACTCCTTCAGGAGGTACTTTCCACGGGCCAGCCGCACGACCTTGCCGTCTGCGGCATGGCCGGAAACCGTCTGTCGGGCGAGCCCGAGCCATTCCGCCAGATCGGTGGCAGAGACTTCGTTCGTCATTTCATCCCCTTTAGGAATATTTTCCGAGAGCGATATTCCGGGCTCGCCTCCCCCCGCAGAGCGGCAGGCCGTAAAGTAACTTTTGGCCCGCCGCCGAGGATGATTATGCCTGCGTCAGGCTGGCTACGATGAGATGGGAATAGCGGTCGCTCACGCTCGACACCTCCCATAGGGGAAGCCCTTCACGGTCCATTGCCCGCACCCTGTCCTTGGCCCGTATGACAGGGCCGGCATAGGTCGAGCGCCCGATGACCAGTTCGGCTTGTCCGGCAGAGAGGCGTGTCCTATAGCCCGTGCCTGCGGCATAGCTATCGTCCCCGCCCGAATGGAGCACTGCCTGTCCCAGCCACTGCGGGCGTGAGGGATCGGCTGTGCCGTTGGGTAGAAAGAAGGATATGCGCACGGTCTCGCTGAAGTGATCGGCGACGGTCTGGTCGACCGCCGCCTCCAGTTCACGCCAGTCCATTAGACGGATAGGCGCACGATGCCCGTCGCGCTGGGATTCGCTGCAATGGCGAGCGCATGGCCGATCGGCGTATTAGTGCTGGCGGTAGTGGTCGCTTCGCTGCCATCAACATAAACGGGGGCACCAACTGTCCACGCCTGGGCAGATACCTTCTTAACGGTAAAGACGCCGGACGTTTTGATGTTGACCGGCTTACCGGAGTCAGCATCGGCGCAGGCAACGCCGACCAGCTTGCCGACTTCTACAAGATCGCCTGCTTTCGTGTTGGCGGGGGCGGCCACGGTGATGATGTCGCCGCTTTCGATGTAGTTATTCATTCGTCAAAGCCTTTCGAGAATGTGGGGTAGAAGACGTTGATGCGCGTGCCGGCATTCGCCGCGAGGTCACGGTCGAGAGCATCGATGGCAGCTTGGATTTCCTTCACGGAACGATATTCGACTTCGCGTCGAGTACCGCCGGAATGGAAGATCACGCGCAACTGTCCGGAGGATCGGGCGGCCACGAGGGCCGCCCTTTTGGTCTGAAGCTCTTCGAGCGTCATTTACGCGCCGGCATTCTTGACCGCGCCACGGAAGTCGATGACGCCTGCCGCGAAGTCGAGCGACGCCGCGACCTTCACCGCCTGGGTATCGAAGTCGCGTTCGGTGCGAACCTGCGGACCTTCCGAACCGGCGACATAGCCGTAGACGATGGTCGGCGCTGCGCCGGGCGAGGTGAAGATGTACCACTCGTTCCCGGTGATGTTCGCATCGACGATCAGTTCCGCGAAGCCGGACCAGACATTGACGTCGCTCGATTTGGTCGGCGTGATCGAAGCCAGAAGCTGGCGGGCAGCCACTTCCCGAGCGGGTCCGCAGACGATGTACGCCGGCTGGAGATTGAGCGGCAGACCGTCGAGCGACTTCTGCGCACGAAGCTGCGCCACGGCCAGCGCGACATTGGTGCCATCGATCGTCGAGGGCGTGTTCGCCAGGTTCGCATGGGTGGCATGGAACAACGCAACGCTGTCCGACAGGGCGGCATTGGTCGCCAGGACGGTGTAAGCTTCCTTGTTCTCGAACGCTGCGGCCTGAGTGGCGATCATGCTGGAGAAGTCCGACAGGGCGGACAGATCGTCATTGATGAGTGCCCGGCGACCGATGGCGATTCCGGTGCCGAACTCCTTGGCGCGGACCTTTTCAGCGTTCTCGCTGATGGTGCCGTATTTGACCTCGCCGCCTTCATGCACTTCTTTGAAAGTCGGGAAGTCGCCGACGCGCAGGAAGCTGTGATCCTTGAAGTCCGCGAATGGCTTGCGGGCCGCCCATTTGCGATAGGTCGGTGCCGCAACCTGATAATTGGCGAGCAGCGCCTTGTTCGCGGCAGCGGCGAGGAGCAGCGGGAAGTCGGAAGTTGAATGCGCACCGACCGCGCGCTGAAGCAGGCCATCCTGATCGCGCAGATTGACCTGCTCGCCATGGCTCACGGCAAGGTCGCCGACCATATCGAGGACGCGGTGCCCGCGATATTCGGTGGCGCGGCCTTCCAGCTTCACCGCGCCGGGAGCAAGGCGATGCGCGAGGGCGTCGGCCATTGCCGAGCGGATGCTGGCCGGGTCGGTGTGGTCGGTGCCAACCTGGATATTATTGACCGTGGTCGAACGCTTCGACATGGCGTCCAATGCTGCGGCGCGCGCTTGGTCGAGCGTCGCGTCGGCGTCGATCTGGGCATCGACCCAAGTCTGGTCAAGGCCGGTGGTCTTGGCGATGCTGCGGATTTCGGTGTTGATGGCTGCGCGAGTCTGGACGGGCTGCTCGGTGGTGTTTTCGATGGTTGCCTGGGGCATAGGGGTACTCCGAATTTTGGAAGAAGGATCGGCGGGAACGGAAACGAGGCTCGCTTCCATGATCCGCCATGTTTTGGCGGTCAGCGTGCGCTTTCCTGCCGGTTTGGACTCGGCCCAGCGCTCGACCGAATAGCCGATCGATGCCGAGAAGCTGCGGCCATCCGTAAGCTCGGCGGCAATGCGCTTGGCCTTGTCGGAATGCTTCGACAGACGGACGGTGCCGACAATCTGGTCGCCTTCGCGCCGGATGTTCGTCACGTCGCCGAGATTGTCGTCGAGCGAGCCCTGCCGGTGGCTATCGAGCAGCGGGATCGTCTCGGGCCATGATGCGCCGGCAAGGTCGAGGACTTCGACGAAGCCGCCACGCTCGACAGGGGCTCCTGCGGAAAGGACCAGATCAAAGGTCCATGCTTCGGCGTTCCATGAGGACGCGCGAAGGGGTGCGGCGCGCGTCTGCACGCCGTTCGGTTCAGGCATAGTTGCTCCTGATGTTATGCGGCCTGAGCGGCCAAGGGAGGGGTGTTTGAGTTGGCCGGCCGCCGTCCCTCGGGATAGCGCTCCGGCAGTGCGTCCAGCGCAGCGGTTGCGAAGGCTGGAATTTCGCCGACCTTTTGCCGAATGCAGCGCGCAAGGGCGGGTTTCGTGCGGCAGTAGGATATTCCTGCCCACTGCGTCCCGGACCCGCCCTTGCGGCCTCGCTGCAATATCCATTGCATATCGTCGCGGCAGCCGATCACCCGCCAGCCGTCCCATCGGGCGATGACGTGCGGCCAGTTCTCGTAAGACTCGCTCGGTCTCAAGCTGCATCCTCCAATGGCTGGTTGTCGTTCTCGGCGACGGGCTGGTTTCCCGATGCCGGGGCGGCGAACGTCAGGCCAAGGCTGGCTTCACGTTCCTTGTCGGCGGCGATCTCGGCGTCCAGCGCCTCGATGTCGACGCCGCGACTAGTGACGGCCTCGCGTCGGGACATGAGCCCGGCGTTGATGGCGTCGATCTCGGCGCGGATGTCCTTGCTCGGATCAACCCAATGTTGCTTGGGCACGATGAACGTGGCCGGCATTGCTGCGTCGACGGTTGTGCTGATCCTGCCCGACAGGGTTTCCAGTGTCGCCCAGCGCCGCCAGATTGGCCGAAGCATCTGGAATGCGAGGACATGGTGTTGAAGCGACTCTATACGCCGCCGCCATTCAACGAGTCCGGCCCGGATCGAGGAATAGTTCACGTCGGACAGGTCGCCCGTGAGAATTGCCGCTGGCAGGCCAAGCCCTACAGCAACTTCCCGTTCGGTCAGCTTGGCGAAGCTGATGACCTCCGCGCCGATATTCGCTGGTGTCGAGAACCGGACATCCTGATCCGGGTCGAGGTAGTGCATCGAGCCCGGCTGAATATTGCCGATCAGCGCCGAACCGCGTTGCTCGCCGTCGAAGGGCGTGCCGGTGCCGTTCGTCGAGGTGACGAAGCCCGCCAGCATCGAGGCGATCTTCTGGCGGTTGAGTTGAGCATCCCGCCATGTGTCCAGATCGGCCAGTCGCAGGATCACAGGCGCGAACCAGCTTATGCCGCGAACCTGTCCAGGGACTTCCGGCTTGAACAGGTGGATCATATCCTCGGCAGGAATGCGAACCGGCTGCTGCACGATGGCAAAGGGCATTCCCGGACGCTCGGGGAAGACGTGATAGGCGACGCGCCTGCCAGCCCGATCGAACTCGACACCCTGCACGATGCGACCTGTGTCCAGATCGCGGTTGAGGCTGCCGTCGACCTGCTCGGCTTCGATCAGGCGAATGCGTAGGCCCGCGTCCGTATATATAAGGAGTGCGAACGCCTCGCCGTCGATGACCATGCGCCGGACCATAAGCGCCTGAAGGCCATAGAGGTCTGTCAGGCTGTCGGCGTCGGCCTCGTCGGTCCAGCGCTCGTTCGCGAGATTGAGCGCTGTCCTGATCGCCTCGTCGGCGTGCTGCGATTGTGCCTTGATGCCGGTGCCAACCAAGGCGGACACCCACGCCTCGACAGCGCTGGCGGCCAGTGCGTTGTTCGCTGCCAGATACCGCGCCCGCGATGCCAGCCTGCCACGGCCAGCGTGCATGGCGGTATGGGTGAGCGGCATGTCGGGCTGGCCGCGCCAACGCCTGCCGCTGGCAGCGCCGTCATAGGAGCGGGTGCTGCCTCGCCACCAGCGGGTTAATTTCTGAAGCATTGCGGCACCTCGTCATTCATGGCGAAGCGTGCGGCTTCGTAAATCCGGTCGGCTTCGACACGGAACTCTGTTAGCGGCCCGGCCTGAACAAGCCGGCCAGTTGGTTTCACCGGCTTGCCAGCGGAATCATATGCGAATGCGCATATCGCCCTGATCTGTGTCGGCCCGACTGGAATGCCGGCACGATAGAAAGAGGCGATCAGAAGGAAGACGTAAAGCTCATGAACGTCGAAGGTCCACGCTTTGCCGTCCTTCATTCCGAAGTCGGGGCGGGATGCCTGGATAAGTTGAAACCAGCGGAAGACGGTGTCCAATGGAGTATCGAGCGCCCACCCGACTTGACGTAGCTTGAGCGACTCGTGACGCTGGTGCCACCGTTCCTCCATGCCGGGAGGTGGTTCGAGCATGATGAAAACCTTTCGATGATAAGAGTTGAAGGGCAAAAAAAGAGCGCAGGCCGCCCCAGCCGGAAGGAAGACAGCTGGTGCTGCGCGATCAGACCGCGCGGCAAGACACGCGGGAGAGGCAAGAAAAAAGGCCGGTCAGAAGACCAGCCAATGCCAGCGCCACCCATAACGCTGGTTTGTGCGAGGAGTGCGCACGGGGAAACGAGTGAGGGTGATGTCCCTCTACTGTCCACCGGCGCGAGAACGCCGGAAAGTATAGGTCGGGCAGAAATATATTAGGGGGCGGTCACTGACCCCTTCACTATCCTCCACGCGAAAAGCCGGAATTTACCATCGGCGCGACATCCTGCCACACTTTTTGGGCTGAAATCGCGCCAACTGCGACAGCCTGCCGCATGGCATTTTTGCAACACCAGTGAATTGGGCCTTTTGGGGCCTTCACTGTACTGTACGCGAGAAGGCGGAAAGTCAGGTTCAAGCAGCAGATTTTTTCAGTGCGGCTTCAAGATTATCATTGACCGCCTGAAGAGCCCGGATACCGCCGCCGCTGCGCGCGTAGGATTCTGACTGGCCTGCCGCAACGCCGATGTCGGTCATGTTCCGAGCTTTCGGTAGGACTTCCAGCACGGCTCGATGCTCGGCCTTGAGCGAAGACAGTGCTTCTTCCCACGTCTCACGCGCTATCGTGGCCGTGCAAATATCCTGCCATGACTGCATCGCAGTGTCCTTTCCCTCCCTGCGGACAAGTGACGGAAAAATGCCCCACAACTCCCTTGGCTGCCAAGGAAGGCCGGGCGGGTACTTCTTAATAGGCGGCAAAATAGGCGTGTTGGCATACGCCTCAGCCAGTATGGCCTTTGCCCGATCATGAGAAGGGCCAGGCCACTTTCCGCGTCTCCTGCGGCCCCTGATATTGCGGGGAGGATGCGCCTTCAGCGTCTCGGCAATGTATTCATTGCCCTCCCGGACATGCCTTTCTCTCAGCGCCTCATCTGCAGGCTTGTCACCGCGAGTCCGGTTATCAGTCCCACGCATTCGATCCGTGCGCACCTTACAGCCGAGCATAGCGCCTGCAGGCATTCTGATGTCTGCCATAACGACTCTGCCATCAGGGCCAATCTTGTAACCACGCTCGACCTGTTCACCGTCGCTGAAGCAGAGGTTCCCGACGCTGACGAGAATGCCATCGTCATTGCGCACGATAGCCCCTTCGTTCCACTGCTTCGCCATCCAGCGGATAGACGGTTTCGTTTCCATCCGCTTGTCCACGTCCCAGCCGTGATCTGCGCCTTCCTCGATCAGCCTGCCTTCATTGTCCCTCGCGTGAGGCTGATTGTCGTTATCTGGCGTCGTGCGCCAATTGGTGCCGTACAGTTCCTGATCGGCGTTTCGCTCCCTCGCCAGATACGCTTTGATGGCGGCCAAACCATCCGCAAGGCCGGCGTGCCTTGTCTTCTTCTCGCTCCCGATCGCCACCTTCATTCAATCATGCCTTTTTTCGCTCCTTCATTTTTGGCTTGACAACTGTCGAGCCCTCCCTTACTTTCTTCCCAAGAGGGGAATTGCGCCCGGCTTTTAACGTGACGCAACCTCGCAAGATAGTTCACCTCGACATCGCCGTCAATAGACAAAATGCGCTCGGGCGCATTTTTTTGGCGTGGGTGCCGAAGGGTAGCCCCGCCCACCAAGGGCGGGTGCGTTACGTAACGTTCGGCTTGAAGGCAAGCCACTCCTCGATCGACGGCCAGAACTCCCCGCCATCAGACTGGTTCACGGTCCCGTCGGGGCAGAGGATGGCCGCCACATCATTATATGCCATACCTTCGACGACAGGGTGGCTCCATGCGACGCGGCCTTCATCGATGTCGATCTGCCATGCCGTTACGGGCGATCGCCCATAGCCGCATTCGACGGGTGCGCGCCATAACCCATAGTATCCCGCAGCGGCCGGAATGATCTGAATCTCGGGCATTTTGGTATCCTTATTTTGGGTGCGACGACGCGGTTTGCGACGATGCGATTTTCTTGCGATGACACCGCAACGACGACGCATCCTCAAGGGATTGCGTCGTCATCGCAGTGCTTTTTGTGACGACTGCGACAACCCTTTGCGACGACGCTTTTTACATCGTCGCAGCCGGCCTCACGAACTTCCGCGGGTGCCTGGCAACAGGGTCGATTTCCTCGATTACCTCAAGCTCACCAGCATCTATCCACACGGCGAGCATTGCCTTCGCCTTGCCCTTATCGGAGGCGATGCCCGTCTCGATCAGCACGTCGCCAGCCCAAGGCTTACCCTTGGGGTCGGCTTTGTAGCCGCTCGAAGCCAACCGCACCTTCAGCCCGGCCAGCAGATCGTCAGGCACGTCAGCCACAACCGCGCGGCGTTGCTCGGCGGCCCTGTCGGCAAGGTCATCTGCGGACGGCCAGCGCCACGGCTCCACGACGCCGATCTCGTCACCGACAGAGAGGAGACCCTTTCCATTGCCAAGCGGCACGGATGCGATATGCCGCCATGCGCTGCGGCCTGATGCGACGAGATTTACCTTTCCGTGGTCGATGCGGAAATAACCGTCTGGCTTTTCCAGTCCGACCTTTTCGGCCTCGGCCTGCGTCATGGGATTGAGGACGCGCATTCCACGGGTCTTATCCTTGAGCGCACCGCCACCACGGGCACTGTCGGCCGTGATTTCGTCCTTACTTTTGACCACATGATGTATCACCTCGACACAGCAGTTCGCCCGATCGGCGACTTCAGTCCACGCCTTTGCAACACGCTGCATGGCGCTGTTATCGTTCTCGGGAACCTCGTGGGTAGAGACCAGCGGGTCGATGATGACGACATCAATTCCGCGACGCTGGATTTCCGACACCATGTCGTCGATCAGAGGCTGGCAGACTTTGAAGCTTCGACCGTCCTGCTTCATGACAACAAATTCCTGATCACGGCCAGAATCCGTAAAGAGCCGGTCGGCAATCTGATCGCCCGTGACGCCAAAATGCTTCGCCGCCGCGTGAAATCGCCGGTCGATCTCATCCAGTGGATCTTCGGCATTTACGTACCAAACACGCAAGGGAGCCGTCAGCGGCCCATCAGGGTCGAGCAATGGTCGGCCCGTCACCATCGCCAGCGCCTCGCTTATGGCATGGGCTGACTTGCCGCTGCCGCCAGCGCCAACCGTGGAAGTCAGATAGCGCCGAATATAATGCTTGCCGAACAGCCAGTCTCGCGGCGGCAGGCTGGCCGGATCGCGCAGGGAGAAAGGGGTCGCCTTCAGTGGAGTGGGCGGCTGATTCTGATACGCCTCGAAATATGGCTCGCCGTCATCGCCGATGATGGCGACGCCGAGCTTGCCATCATGCCAGCAGTCGGCCAGGACATGGGTGTTGTTGGCAGCATCGAACCTGATCGTGCCGCCATCGAACGCATCACGGAGACGCGAATCCCAAGGTCTGTTATCGTTGTCGGCAGGCGATGTGACGGGGGCGACATCGACCTTCTCCAGATTGCCGCAGATAACGTCCGTCACGAGGTCGATCGCCGCCTCGCAGGGCTTGCCTTCGAGATGCTGCACCATGGGCGTGCCTTCGCGCCAGAGAGTGAGAATGCTGGCATCGTCACCTTCGCCGATGAAGCGCGCGAAGCTGTCCGTAAGGATGGCTAACCGCGGGATGTCGTCTTCGGTGATGTCGCTCCAGTGGCCGATCTTGGTCAGCGTGTCGCGTGTGATAGGCGCTTCGGCGTCTGCCGGCACCAGAACCGGGTCGCCGGCAAGACGTTGGCACATTTCACGGAACGGCCGCCATGCCTCCCGGCGAGCCTTCGCGACCTGCTTCGCCTTCATCGCCACCAAGTCGACGACGCGACCGTGATTTTCAGGCTGCGACAT